TCGTTGTAGGAGCAGTCCATAAATAAGCTGCTGTTGTATCTCCAGGAGATGTTGTTCCAGATGCAGCTACAGCCGCTGTGGCTGTTCCATTACTAGATAAGTTTTGTGTTGCAACTGGAAGATCGTTTTGTTCTACCCAACTGCTTCCATTCCATAATTCTGTTTCTGCTCGATAAGGTGGACCTTCTCCTCCAAAAGCTAAGGCACTTGTGCTACTTGTCCCTGCACCACCAAGTTGTTCTCGAACTTGATTTAAATCTGCAACCTCTGTCCAAGAGCTACCATTCCAAGATTCTGTTTCACCTATTCTAGTGCTCCCTGAATCTTTTCTTCCACCAAAAGCTAACGCATTTGTATATTCTCCTGCACCTATACAATTTTCTCTACCTGTATTCAAATCACTTAATTCTGTCCACGCAGAGCCGTTCCATTGTTCTGTTTGAGCTAGATCTCGACCAGGTTGTCTTCCCGCAAATCCTAATGCAGCTGTGTTAGTTCCAACTCCAGAGAGTTGATTTTTAGCTTGATTTAAATTTGCGACTTCTGTCCAAGCAGATCCATTCCAACTTTCTGTGTCTGCCGTATAAGTTCCACTAGGTGCAGGTGGTTGTTGACCACCAAATACCAAAGCGTTTGTATTAGAAGATCCAGAACCTCCCATAGCTCTTTTTGAATTATTTAAATCTGCAACTTCAGTCCAACTCGATCCGTTGAAAGATTCTGTTGCTCCTGTAAATCCACTGCCTGGTGCACCACCAGACATTAGTGCTGATGACGTAGTTCCAGCACCGCCCATTGCCATTTGAGTTCTTGCTGTGTTTACACTACCTGTTGTAGCCCAAGCTCCCGCAGGATTAGATGTAAATCCTTTCATAACTCGAGTTGTAGAGTTATACCACATCTGTCCATTGACAGGTGCAGGTGGATCTGTTGTTACCGTTGTTATGTGTGTTCCGCGTATATCCTTATATGTTGTCATAATTAATCCGTGCTAATCGTTTTATCAGTGTTACTTGTTGAACTCCATTCTTCTGTTGCTGTTGTTACTGCTGGAGGCGAAGGATCAGAACCTCCAAAAGCTAGTCCAGAAGTTGTTGTTCCAGCTCCACCTGGTCCTTGTCTCGCTGCAGATAAATTTGCAACTTCAGCCCAACTAGCACCATTCCAATCCTCAGTATTTGCTGTATCCCCTGGTGAAGCGTTTCCACCAACATTTAATGCAGCTGTATAACTTCCAAGACCAGTTGATTGAAAAATTGCTGTGTTTAAATCATTAACTTCAGTCCATGCTGATCCATTCCAAGATTCTGTATTTGTTACTCTTCCACTTCCTGGAGTCTCTCCACCAAAAGCTAATGCCTCTGTACTTGTTGTACCTGTTCCAGTCAATTGTCTTCTTGCAGTATTTAAATCTGCGACTTCTGTCCAAGCACTTCCATTCCAAGATTCAGTAACTGCAACTCTTGAATCTCCTGATGCATTACCACCAAAAAGTAAAGCAGCTTCATTATCTGTTCCCGCGTTTCCTCTTGATTCTCTTGCAGTATTTAAATCTGCAACTTCTGTCCAATTTGATCCATTCCAACTTTCTGTTATTGCTACAAGTCCTGGAGGTGTATTACCCGCAAAAGCTAACGCTGAAGTTTGAGTACCTGCCCCTGCTAAAGCACGTCTTCCTGTATTTAAGTCATTTACTTCCGTCCAACTCGTACCATCATATAATTCTGTTAAAACTTGATTATTTGGATTACCTCCAGCACCTAATGCAGCTGTCTGAGTTCCAGCGTTTGCCATAAATGATCTAGCAGTGTTCATGGCTCCACCACTTGCCCATGCTCCGACAGGAG